AAGGCTCGTACCTTAACAGGTCACTCTCTTCATGTTTGCTTCCATTATGAAGCAGGTTAAGCACCACCTAAAAGTGCCGAGACACCTATCGATTTGGTGGGTTTTCCTCAATGTTTTGCCATAAGAACATTGTAGGTCGTTCCAGACTTTAAATTGGAGGTTATTGGTCTTTTCCATAAAAGCACGGTTTAGGCTTTTTCCATATAAAGCTGATGCCTTCCTAGGCATAAAATAGGGGTTTTGATGTTTTCCATAAAACGTCCACGCCCTCCTAGGCGTAAAGTAGGGGTTTTGATGTTTTCCATAAAACGTCCACGCCCTCCTAGGCGTAAAGTAGGGGTTTTGGTGTTTCCCACAAAACGTCCATGCCTTCCTAGGCATAAAGTAGGGGTTTTGATGTTTTCCATAAAACGTCCACGCCTTCCTAGGCGTAAAGTAGGGGTTTAGGCTTTACCACATAAAGCCCCGCCTTTCCAGGCGTAAAATGGAGGTTTGTGAGTTATCCACATAGCTCGGTTTCGGCTTCCACATAGTCGCGTTGGAATACGTTAATTCCACCTTTCCAGGTTGAGGTTCACCTGGATGCTTCGCCTTGCATTGAAAGGTTCATTGGCTTTTGCCCGTATCAACTTCGTCACAGTTGCGTTAGATCCTATTCGGTGGGGTTCGATATACCCGGTTGGGGGGCTCACGCCCCCGCCATGCTGTTCTACATACAGCTCCTAGCTGGGGTAAAACCCAGCCATATTAAGGGTTTTAAACCCATAATAACTGCCATAAGGCAGCATATAGGCTATGTCCTAAACCAATGCTGGTCTGCCCAACTTCGATTATTTCATATCGTACAGTCCCTCTTTTCCCTTTTTCCATTTTTATTCAAGTAATAAAGGATAATGAAAAACAAATAAAAAATATAAAATAAATAATAAAAATCTTTTTCTTGGGTTTGAGGAAATTACTGATCAGGCATTATTTGCCAGAACTACGCTTAATCGAAGCTGACAGCATGAAAGTATGCCCTCCCCGTGAAGGAATTCCGGGATTTCCTGGCTAATGAGTCCAGGGGGGTCGGCGGCGCCAAATAAAAGTTTCCGCCAGCATTTTCATAGCGAGGGTTTTGCAGCCCTTGCGTCTGTTAACGCTCACATTTTGCAGTTTGGTGATCATCAGTTGGTTTCCCATTTTCGACACTTTTGGCATTTGGTCAATCATCTAGGTGAGTATTCCCATTCTGCTGCCACTTTGTGGTATACACTGTATTTATACAGTGGCTGAAAGTCTTTATTGACGGAGTAAGCTGTGTGCGTGCCTTTCTTCATTCGTTGTGGCAACACAACGGGTGATGAAAGGCAGACGACTAGTCTGCCTTCATCACTCGTATTATCATCATGGAGAACTTTTTCGGAGCAGATACCGCATCTACTTCCGGAATGAGTGATCGCGATATGGACGACGTCTTCCAGTTGTTCAGTGGGGATTTTGATCCCTTGACTTCTGTGCCATCGATACGGCACTTTGTATCTATAGTGTTTAAAGGTAGTGAGTCGCTGTTTGGTGACTCCCTTGTATCTACAGTGGAAGATTTCACGTTGTTCACATTTGGAATGCTTAATGCAAGTAAAAAAGCAGATGTAGTCTTAGCAATCGCACACATAGCCAAATCTCTGTCCGCACAGAACTCATTGTCCAAATTGTTATATAGTGCTGGTTTATATCTTGTTGATACACCCGGCATAATACCGCAGGCGGATGATGAGGGTGGTTGGTATTTTGTAAAGTTACTTAAGTCATTTACAGGTATAAATGACACCATAGGTAAGAGATTTATTGCTGTATTTTCAGCAGTTACAACTCTGGCCATATCCCGTATGATTCCCAAGATAGATAGCGACATGATGAAACATGTGTTTCAAAAGGTTTGTAATCGTGAATGGTCCTGCATTAGTTTAGCGGAGGTGATTATGGGGGTTATATCTGAATGTTTACGCGTTGTAAAAGGCCTATTCGAAGGTAAATCCCTAAAGAAATTGTTTACAGGTATTAGTCCTAAGACTCTAGAAGATAGGGTCAATTGGCTAAATTTGTATTATCCCGATTTTGTTGCTGAAACCCTCCCCACTCATGGCATAACAGAAGATAAATATTTGTTAGAGCTCGGTGAGACAGAGGAGGCATGCACCAATTCCGCTAGTTCTACACAAGATAGATTTGCAGCCGCTGTGTATGCAAAATCTAAATATACGCTCATGCGCCTTAAGAGAGATGTTGCCAATCATTTGGCTTCTATGGATAGGCGTCCAACACCTTTCTCATTTTTAATATTTGGTGAAGCAGGTGTTGGTAAGACCACTATACTTAATCAATTGTACACACAATTGTGTAAAGCCAATGATTTAGATTCTGACCCTAAATTTCGGGTTGTTATTGATAATAATGATAAGTATATGTCTACTCTCAAGCAATATCACCGTATATATACTATAGATGATGCAATGAATGCTAGAGCTGATAAAGATGATGGGTCGCAAGCAGATATGATCATATCGTGTATAAATTCTGTACCTCGTACAGCTTTGAAAGCTGAGGCGCAGGACAAAGGTAAGATTATGTTGAGGCCGTGGATTGTAGGTGTATCTACTAATATAAAAGATCTTCAGGCCCATGCGTATTCTGTGCACCCATTTTCTATCATTCGTAGATTTCCTTATACTATAACCATGTATTTAAAACCTGAGTATAAGAGCACTGAAGGCGTTGTTGATGCTACTAAGCTTGCAGGTATATATGATTTTAGTCCTTGGGTTTTTGATGTAGAAATTCCTACTGCTCTTAAGCACAACACTTATACTTATATCACTGCGAAGCATGTGTTTCCAGATTCTTCGGATCCAGTGGAACTCAAGAATATAGATTTTTCCCAATTGAGTTATTTCTTGGTTAGTAAATCCAAAGCTCACTTTGAGAGGGAGAATAAGCTTCAAGCACAATTGATTCAGAAACCTGATTTCGTTCCTTGTGAGCACCACATTAACCCTCATTTGTGTAAGTGGTGTGTTGCCCCTCCTGTTGATATTGTTCCTCATGTTTTGCCACGCGCTGTGAGGCGCGTTGCTAAGGGTTTGTATCAAAGGGTTGTCATCAGTTACGTGGGTGTTCTTTATTGTCCATCTATTCGTAATTTTATGATTTGTGTCAACACAGCATCTGCTGGTGTTTTTGCCGTGTGGTCTATGTTGTTTCCATTTACAACCTTATTTGTTGTTGTGGGTGGTCTGTATATGTGCGCAGTTAATGTCATTGGTTTTATATCATTATTTGGTTACAAGTTCAATAGGACTTATAGCCAGGTTATTCGTACATGTGATAAATATAAGCAGGAGATCAAAAAGGTCACCGTCATTATGACTGGCCTCGCAACAATGTGCATAGCCCTTAGGATTTTTGGTTATTTTAGCAGTTCAGCGCATAAGCATAAGGGTAAACGTAAGCGTAAGAAGTCGTCGGAGGAAGACATTGTTGAACATGCTGTCACGGCGCCAACTAGAGACCAAGCCCCATTTGAACAAGGAACTGTGGTCTTTCAAAAGCGCAATATTGGGACCAATGTTTGGACCAGTATTAAGGATCATGATGCGTTTGTGAGACAACACAAGTTGTCCACTTCGGTCACATATGAAAGGGACATAGTTAAAAGTTGTATACCCAATTCGTATCACATAATTGTACATAATGTTGATGACACTAAATCTAGTGGCTGGATTTTCCCTATAGGGGGTAGCCATTGGATAGGTGCACACCATATGTTTAAAAAAGCATGTGGCTTTACTATTAGTGGACAGAGCAATGTGCGTAGGATTAGTTCGCTTGTACAAATTAGTGATTTAGATTTGTGCTTACTTTCTATTTTCCAGCTACCGTTGTGTCCCGATACCAAAAAGTTTTTGCCAGAATCTGTTAATTATTTTAGTGGGCGCGATGCGGTTGCTTGGCAGCCTCGTGATAATATTCTGTCCCCTCGTCTTGTGAAAGTCGATTGTGTAGATGTTGTTACTGACAATACTAGTAGAGTTAAGTCTCTGCGGTATGATTTGACCACTAGGGTTGGGGATTGTGTATTCCCCATCATAGCCCCAGAAGGTGTCATTTTGGGTTTCCATAATGCCGGTATCGGATTAAGTTCCGTAACTGGTTTGGGCCAAGTTGTAACTAAGTCAATGATTAGTGAGGCTGTGAAAAATTTGTCCTCGCACACTGGTGGGATTTGTCCACATTCTAGATGTATATCTAACGAAGTGGAATTTGATGGAGTTAAGCCCCCCCACCTTCGTTCGCCACTTAGATTTGTTCCCAATTCAAATTCAATTTGGCATATAGGTGATCACAGCAAGGGAACTAGAACTTTTAGATCCCAGGTGATTAAGTCTGTTATATCAGACGATTTTGCTGCGGTCAGTGGTATAGAGATATCTCATGGTAAGCCTATGGGTATGAATTCGCAGTTTCCGTGGTCAACTGATATAGAAGCACTATCTCTACGTGTAGACATACCCCCTATGCTTTTACGTAATGCTTTCGACTATGTATCTAATCATATTGTTGATTTTGTTGGTACATTGTCAAAAGGTCAAGTCATGGAGATAGGGGTTTTACCTGAGATTATTAACATATCAGGATATGATGGTCATCCATTTATAAATGCAGTGAATAAGTCCACTAGCATGGGGTGGCCACATAATACACCCAAAACTAGTTTCCTTGATGCATATAGTGATGTTTATAATGGCGTTACTGCACCTTTTGTATTTAGTGACAAGCTCCGCAAGGAGGTCATAGATGTAGAGAACAAATTAGCCAGTGGGGAAAGCTGCTGCCCTATTTTTAGGTGTAATTTAAAAGATGAACCCACTAAGTTGGGGTCGAAGAAGGTGAGGGTTATGAACGGTAGCCCAGCTGCTTTTCTGTTTGTTATGCGCAAGTATTACTTAGCCCTTGTGGCATCATTCACTGGTGTTATAGATGTTACTAGTTGTTGTGTTGGTGTTAATCCTTTTGGTGAGGACTGGACCAAAATGGCAAGATTTATTGGCAAATACAAAAAATGTATTGCTGGTGATTATAGTAAATATGATAAATCCATGATGGCCGAAGAAATTTTGAGGGCATTCTCTGTATTAGTGGAGGTAGCTCGTTGTGTTAACAATCGTAGGCTAGCTATGGGTCTTCCTATAGCTTTTTCTGATCGAGACATAGCTATTATGATTGGTATTGCTACTGATGTCGCTTTTGCTATATTAGAGCACAATGGCTCATTTATTGAAACGACTTCCGGTATGCCATCTGGTCATGGCTTAACTGTATACGTTAATAGTATTGTTAATGTTGTGCGCATGTGTTGTGTGTTTATGGAACTAGAGCCAGATAAAGATTTCTTTAGTAATGTTAATATTATAACATACGGAGATGATAATGTTTTGTCTGTTAGCGATGATGTTCCAGGCTTTAATCATACATCCATTAGCGTTAAGCTCCAAGAATGGGGCATTAAGTATACCATGGCTGATAAAGATTCTGAGTCTATACCATATTTGCCAATAGAAGAGATATCTTTTCTTAAGCGTAAGTTTAATTGGGATCCAAGTTTGGGTATGTATTTAGCACCCCTTGATGTATCTTCAATATATAAAATGTTGCATGTACATATGGTTCCCGCTGCTGGTATATCCAAGATAGATGTAGCTCGAGATGCCATGAAGACAGCTCTGGCTGAGTCATTCCATCATGGTAGTGGCTTTTATACGGAGATGCGTGGTTGGTTGATGGCTGTATGTGATAGAAAGGAGTGGCATTTAACAAAGGCGTCATTCCCGAGCTATGAAGAAGCTGCTCAGCGCTTCCTGGCCAGCTGTGGTAACACAGTGGTCAGGTTTGCGTTTGAGTAATTTATAAATAATTTGTAAATAGTTATTCTCTTTGTGAATAGCAATGTGATTAGGCCACATGCGTCCTAGTCGGCGTTACCCGCGCCGGTTCGTTAAAAGGGTTCGTTATGTATTGGTTACCAGTTTGTATAATAGCTTTGAACCGTGTGCTTGTATATAAATTAGGCTTGCATAGCGAGGATTATTGTATGTATATTTATACATAGTGTTTCCACACAACAAACACCGATTCTGTATATGTTATGGCTATAACCATGTACATCATATTTTAGCCGCGCAAACTCCTTTTTCAAATTTTAAAATGGACACGACTTCGTCCCAAACGGTCGATTTCACCGATCGTGCGTCCACATCCGGCGCTGGGCTTACAAGTGTACCATCAACGATCTCGTCAAATTTGCAGTCAGGTGAGTATCCCTTATCTGATTTCTTTAAGCGTCCAGTCGAGATATACAGTACTTCATGGGCCCCGGGTACAGAACTTACTGCTACTCGGTTTAATCCTTGGGATCAGTTTTTTGGTCATCCTAGGATCATTAATCGTATTTCGAATTATAATGTAATGACCGCTGATTTGTGTTTGCGGTTTATCATTAATGGTAATCCGTTTTATTATGGCCGTCTTTTAGCAGCTTATCTACCCTTATTTGAGTTTGACGATGTAACCTTTCCTGGGGCCATATCATGGTCGCAGGAGTATTGTGGTGATATGTCTGAAAAACTGCATGTAAAGATAGATCCAGCTTCTAGTGCTGTTATGGAAATGCGTTTACCTTTTTACTGGATATATGATGCTGTGTCTGTACCTAAGTGTGAATATAAGAAGTTGGGCCAGATGGTTATAGGCCAGATGGCTCCACTCAAACACATAAATGGTTCTACAGATGCCATTACTTTATCTGTGTTTGCTTGGAGTGATAATGTCAAGTTAGCTGCACCTACAATGGTTGATCCTGTTGATATTGTGCCACAGTCAGAGGAAATGGGTGTTGTTTCGGGTCCATCCACTGCTATAGCCAATGCAGCGGGCAAATTGGCTTATATGCCTATGGTTGGTGGTGTAGCTAAACGTGTGCAGAAAGTTGCCTCTGGTGTATCATCAATTGCTTCTGCATTCGGGCTCACTCGTGAGGTTGTATCAAAGCATGACAAGGTAGAAGTTCAATATACGGGAGATATTAGCACGTCTGATCTTCCTGAGGATTGTGCAAAACTGTCTTTAGACTCTAAAAGAAACCTTAATGTACATAAAAATCCGTCATTGCTTGGATTGGATCTGGGTGATGAATTAGATTTGTGTTGTATAGCTTCTAAACCTGCTTTCATTTCCCAATTTGTTTGGAGTACCACGCGTTCTACTGACCAATTGCTTTGGAATGCATTTGTCCAGCCGAACATTAAACCCGTGGATACTGAGAACAACCTTCATATGCCACCATGCACATTTGCATCATTGCCATTCGATTATTGGAGGGGTACTATGCGGTACACCTTCGAATTTGTGGCATCTGCTATGCACAGGGGTAGGGTTAAAATAGTTTTTGATCCCCAGTATAGTTTTTCTACCCCTGACACTTTGACTCAGTTAACTCGTATTATCGATATAGCTGATGAAAAGGTTGTCACCATAGATGTGCCATATGTTTCTGATAGACATTTCCTCCCCAATATAGGTTCCACTGGTACGAGGGGTAATGTTATGGCCACCACTAGGTTGGCCACTGCCCAACCATACGCTGCCTCTTCCAATGGTACCATATCTCTGTTTGTGTTGAATAATTTGACATCTCCTGGGCCGGTGGGTGTTGACAATGGCATCTATGTTAATATTTATGTCAGTATGACGGAGGATGCCCAGTTCGCACTACCCAATAATATTCATTCCACTATTGTAGTTTCTGGTGCTTTAACTCCCCATTCTGAGGAAATCAATGACATATCTGATATTGATCCCACCAACCCTAATCCTGAATCCTTAATGGAATGCACTATGCCATCGGACGATACCTACATGGTACATTTTGGAGAAAAGATTGCTTCATTGGCTGCATTGGTTAAAAGGTACAATTATGTTGGATCTTATGCCGCCCCAGCTACTTTTGTTGCAGATGCTTTGTGGACTCTCGTTCTTTCCTCCTTTCCCCTTTACAGGGGTTTGCCTAGTGCGTCCTTTGTTACAAATTCCACAACTGCTAAGGTGTGGCCTGGTGCCACCCCAATGCTTTCTTATGTCCAGTTTGGGTATGCTGGTGTTACGGGTGGGGTTCGGAATGTGTTTACACTAACTCAGCCTCAAGCTGTTTCTAGTGCTATAGTTGGGCGTACTACTAAGGGTTCTGTTGAGGTGTCCAGTGTTACTGCTACTTTAGGAGCTACCACTGGTCTTGCGACACAGGCTTTCCTCGCAGCCTGTCCAGAGTCTACTACAAAGGGCTCTGCATTGTTTGTACCATATCAGAAAAATTATTTCACTATTGAATCTCCTCCTGATACGGATCTTAAATTTAGAGCCGCACGTAGTGTGGATACTTTGGGTCCTAATGTAGGGAATCCTTACTCGGAGTCAAACTATTTGACCCGGATCCGTGTGCTGTTGAGTTCACAGGCGGCTTCATCTGCAAAATTGATAGTGCATAGGTTTGCATCCGCGGCGGATGATACTTATTTCCATTGGTTCCAGGGTTTTCCCCCTTTCCGTTTCAATCCCACTTTGGGTACTATAACATAAATACTATTTGTGTTGGCCAGGTGCAGTTCGATTTTGAATTGCACATTATTTCACCTTATCTTCTGGTCGAGAGATGGTGGCGCACTGTTGTGTACGCTTTATAAGCAGCAGTGTTGAAAAGTCTGACGTGTCGGTCGTCAGCTCGCAGTGTGCGTATGCACTGTATGACAAGTCATTATTGTTGGCTTGTTAGCCGGCAAATTTTTAAATGTCTTGGTTGCGTCCTGTTTGATAGACGTTCGTCTTCCCTGTTTTGCAGGCGGACAGCAGCAGTTGTTTCGCATCACTTGTCGCGAGTGGTGTGGTTTCTGCACGGAACCG